GTACATTGCCCTTTAACTGTACAAAAATCAATACCTTTCCAGTTTGATTTTCAACTTTTATAGGGTTCAAAACGGCTGGCAAAGAATATTTTAATATTCCCTGTTTAGCGGTGGTTACAAGTGCCATATAACGTTACAATAATTTTACCAAACAATCTTACAAGCGGATATCTACAATCTGAATTTATTAATCTAGGTCAGCCTTACACTAGTAATTCTTATTCCAAAGATCCTACGCTTGATAATAATAGAAATACTCTTACTTTTAGCTTTGAAGTAAGAGATAGTGGCACTCGTGAATTAACATATTTACGCAGAATCAAAACTCTTTATTTATCCAATGATCCAGAATTTGATCCTGTAGCAACTGTCGCAATCCAAACTTGGCCTTCAAACTCTTATGTATTCGATCCAACTTATGATTATGAATACACTCTCAACCCACTCTATTTCTTTGACAATACATTAAACCAAGGAACTATGGCTACCCCTACTGCGGGTGGAACTGGGTTGTTTAAGGTCTACAACTGGCCTTTAAGCGCATCTGGTGGTCTTTCTACTGTCTATATGAAAGCCATATTAGAAGGCCCAAATGGTACTGATATTGAGTATCCAATGGGTTATGGTATTTTTGATCAGATTAGATGGGAAGGCGAAATACCTGTAAATCCTGATTTTCCAGAGATACCAAGTGCTAAATCTGGTTATGTTGGAAAAAATACACTTCTTTCTTTTGTAAGTGGCAACCAAGTATCTGCTCAAACTGAAACAACTGGAATAGGCAGATATGTAGCTAGTGTTTATGAAATTTCAAACACTGGTGGAACTTATGATGCATACTCAGCAAAAAATACTACCAAAAGAACTCTTATACCATCAGCATCCATAGCATCAACAACACTCACTGCATATAGATACTTTGATGGAAACTACAATGCTTCGTCTTTATCATTAGGCGCAAATATTGGTCTTACTAGTGCAAGTTATGGCAAAGGTGTATTTTTCTACAGTAAAACCAAGCTTACACCATCAACAAGTAAGACAGACTATTACACACAAGCTGGATTTTCATTTACAACATCAGGAATTGCTGTAACATCACAAGCATTTTTAAAACTTTACTCTGCTCCTGATACTAGTGCAAATGGAAATGAAATTGTTTGTAGAGTAGATATTCCAAATAATGATAATCCAATAGCATATCTTTACACTAGAATTAATGGTTCAGATAGCGCAAATAAACAAATAACCACTCTGCCTCATAGTATTCTTCCATTGCTTCAATCTGGCGGTTTGATGGAAATGTATTACTCTTCTATGGGTACTACAAACTTATGCATGGTTGAAACATATTTCACACCATATTTAGATCAATCAGTAGTTTCAAGAAAGAGTTATTTGCTAGGTAATGCTATCTTGGCATCTTTTGGCAGTTCGTCAGTCGGAAGTGCTTTTGGCTATCAAATTTCACAAGCAACTGGGTCTACATTCTCTGGTGGGTTAGTTGTTGAAGAATTATTTTTAGCTCAAGGTAAGTCAAAGCTCTCTGCAGATATTGGCGACTGTACCAATGATGATATTTCACTTATCAATGCTCCAGTAACTGAAATTGAATATGGATGGAATGATGCTGTTAATGAAGAATTTATTGTTCTTACTGATGCTCCTTCTGATGTAACTTTCACTACAAACATCACTTCTATTTTATATGAAGTAGATAAACTTGATAGCACCAATTCATATTCTGTTCCTTTGCACTATGAACTTCAATTATATAAACCATCACTAAGCAACAGAAGCAGATTTGAATTTGCATTTAAGCACGGATCAGATGATGTTTACGTAGCATTCAGCTCAGTGTCTTCGTATAGGTCCCATACTCAAAATAGCTTGACAGTAAATTGGGATAGACCTTTCGGTGTAAGATGTGATGATGGATTTGCTTATACTGATGCTCCACTAAATGCTCCAACAATTTTAGTAAAGTTTAGCGGTGAAAAAAATGAAATTTCTGTTTCATATAGAAGCGAAGACAATAAATTAAGAAGACAAGTTTTAAGATCTTATCAACCACAAGCTGATGTCACAAAATTTGTTTTTGAAATTACTGAACAACTTCCAAATTCATACACTGGTAGATTTAAGAATAAGACTTATACCGGCACTTATTTATTAGTCAAAGAGATAACAGGTAATGGTATTAATCTTGTTGGTGCTGTTGATATGCTTTTGCCTATTAATTCAAACACATCTGGATTAGGATATTTTGTTGGATTTGGTGTTCGTAAAAGTTCTTATAATAATGATGGATCTACTTACTTCCAAGATCTTAAATGGTCTGGTATTCCTAATTTTTATAAAGAACAATTTGACAACGATAGCACAATTAAGACATTCTTATTGAGCGACGAAGGGTCTACAAATTCAAAACATTATTTAGGTCAGAAATTATTAAGTGGCTTGACTGATTTAATTGATTATCAATATGAAACAGCCAACACATTACCAAAACTTACACTAGATGCTACCAATTATACTTTCAGTGCTTTACCAAATACACCAACATATTCATCAAATGTGCTTTCTGCTGGTACTGCGGGAACGTTAGTCTTGAATGGCGGATACGTTACCTCGACTACTGATTATATTTTTGTTGCTGGTCAAGGAACAACTGCACATAATGGAGTTTATTATCAGACAAGAGTTGGTACTGCTACAACAACCTGGAGATTAGCACGAGTTCCTGAAATGGATACTAGCGCAGAAGTTTACTCAGGTATGATGGTTAGAATTCCACAAGACTTTACAATAGCAAGTACAAAATGGTATCTTTCTACTCCAGATCCAATTACATTGAGCACATCTGATTTATTATTTACAGCAGTAGAACCAACACCAGATACAATCTCCTTAACAACAACAGGCTCAAATATAACAATTGCAAATATTACATCTTTGACAATTGATGGCACTGCACTTTCTTCATTGGCAGTCGGAAGTAAAATTCTTGTCAAAGATCAAATTGACAATACTGAAAATGGAGTTTATGTCAAGTCTGTTTCTGGATTTGCTTTAACTTCCACAAATTATAATGTCCCGTTAAGAATTACTGGCGGAACTGTAAATGCAGACACTAATTGGTACAAATCACAAGTAACTTTTAATGGCAATCTTGTTGATAAATTTATAAGCACTACATTCTTTAAATCTATTACTGTTGGTGAAATATCAAGCTTTATCACAACAACAAAACCAAAATTATTTGAATTCAAGCTACATTGGAATGGATACGACAAACCATTTCCAATGAACGAACTTAAGATAAGATTTTTTAAGAATTTAGGATCTTTGCCAGATTATAGCAATCCACTTACTTCTTGGAAATCTGTTTTATACAATCCATTTGTAGCTGGCTTCAATAATAGTCCGAATAATAATCTTATCCAAGTTCAGTTGGCAGATTCAGATTGGAACCAAAACATAACACAATCTGATGTGATTTGGGTGGCTATAACAGTTCCATTTAATTCAGCATTGGGTAGAGCAAATGGAATAGAACTTTCTGATGTAGATTTCATACAAAATGCAGAATTTTCAGGATACAGAAGAGCAAACAATCTTTGGCATAAACTTCACGTTAGATATGAAGAAAAAACTAAGAATTTGACTCATAAAAACTCAATTCAATATAGAGTAAGAGCAGTATCTCATGGAAATATTTCTAGCTATTCAACAAAATTAAGTAGTCCATCTCAAGTAGATGTAAATCCACCACTATACTCTGGAGATGTTCCTAATATTCTGGTTGCTACAGAGTCTACTTTGAGAATGGTGCAGTTATCTATTCAAGCAGAGGATAATGAGTCTGGAATTCTTGCTTTTAGAGTAGGAAAAGAAATTGATAACTCATTTATAAATTATACTCCTTGGCTTCCTTGGGATAAATTTATAGTCAACACAGAAAATTCATACTATTTATATCTGTATGGTCACTTAAATTATTATGCCCTTGGACCAAAGAATACAGCATTCGATAATCAAAATATTGGATTTTCTGGACAAAGAAAAATTTGGGTTCAATTGATGGATTACATGGGAAATATTTCAGAATCCAATCCATTAACTTTTGTTGCTACTTCTCAAGCACTAGTAGATACTCAAGCACCTTATGGAACAGTGAATTTCTTTGATCCAAAAACCAATCAAGAAACCATTATATCTAATCTTCCTCAATCTTGGATGAAGATAGATGGTACTGACATAGTTACAGGTATTAAGGATTTTCAAATAAGAAGACTTTTAGACACAGGTAATGGTGATTGGTCAGAATGGATACCTTATTCTCCATATGTCAAGGTAGATTTTGCAGGCGAAAGCGATGGAGTTAAGAAAGTTGAAATAAAATTCAGAGATTTTGGTAATAACATAACTCAACCTGAAGTTAAGTGGAATGCAATTAGGAGACCAAAAGTATAATGGTGCCGACAATTTTTACAGCTAGTTGTTCTTGGAAAGGACCTAATGATAGCGAAAAAATATTATACTTCTCTGGAATATCAAAGAAAAGATTTACAAATATTTCCTTAGTAGATAGTCTTGATCCAGCTTACACTGCCGGGACTGCATTCAAGTTAGTCGGCACAAATACAAATGACTTAGGTAGAGTTTATAAAGTAAGTTCAAATGATGAATTGTTTGTCAACTCTTCGGTAAATTATGGAGTTGATGATTATAATAATTATCTTATTTTTGAAACTCCAGTAGATGGTTCTATTGTAAATGTAGTTTTGGAAAGATATTACGCTTCAATTCATATAGCAAATCTTGTCTCATTTGAAAAAATTATTGATCTTGAAAATCAAGCAGAAAGAGCAATTACTTCTATGGTTGCTTCTGATGGTGGAATTTATCTTTCTGGCGTATCAGGAAAAATCTGGTTCTACAATGGCGAATATATTAGTGGTCCAGTATTCATTCTTCAAGACAATAGTGTAGATCTTTCTGCTTCTACAATGATTTCTCATAAGTTTGAACATGAAACTGAACCTTATTTGTATGTTGCTTCAGATCAATTACCAAGATTATTTAGATCAAAATTAAGTACAGCATATAATGGAAGTCAATGGGAACAAGTTTACCCATTAGGTGAATTAGCAGCAAATACAGGTGGAATTCTTTCAATGGTTTCTGCTTATAACAAGCTTTTTCTTGGAGCTTTGAATAAAAAAGTTCATAGATACTCTAGATCGCTAAATATTTCTTTATCACAGCCTACAAACTTAATTACTGAGGAAGTCATTGTCAAGGAAACAGAAACTGAAACTCTTGAAACTTCAACATTGATTGCAAATAATATTACTGATTATGAGGCAACAGATTTTGGAGTTAGATGCTTGGCCGTTGGTAAAAATCAAGTATTAGCTGGAATTGATAAAAAGCCTGAAATTTGGTCTTACTCTGAAGTTCCACTTTCCAACCCAACAATAGATGAAAGTTGGACATCAATTTTATTTGATGAAGTTTTTATGAATGATCCAGCTCCAGCACAATTTTACTCATATGACAACAATACTTTGTCAAGAAATGATGAAAATGTGGCAATTGCAAGATTTCATGTAGAAAATAATCCAGCGCAATTTGATGAATTTTTAGTAGTCAAAGGCAATACAAGATCTTCTACTGGAGCTACAACTTATGGTGCTAGATTATATGAAATTTCTGAAGGATCTGATTGGGAACAACTTTTACGAGATAATCTTCCAAGTCAAAATTTTATTAATGTCAAATGTGCATCTTGGGAATCAATAACAACTTGGAATAATTTTACTTCTCTTGATGGATATGATTTGATTGTAAATGATCTTTTTCTACTTAAAGATCAGACTGCTTCAGGCACAAATAGTATTTTCAATGGAATTTATGTTTACAATGGTGCTAATAATACTCCATCCCTTGTAAATATTACTCAATATATTGTTTCTGGAAGTACTAAGCTCGGTTTCTATATTGAAACTGGATACATCAACACTGGCAACAGATATATTTTGAATTACACAGATTATCTGTCATCTGGAAATTTTTTGATAACAAAGCCAAGCTATACTTTTGAAGCTGAAGTTATCAACTTGAATTCTAGCCAAGCTGCAACATCATCTGACTTGAGAAACGAAACAACATTAAATAGTTCTGAACAAATCCCTACAAATTCACTTTCTGGATATCAAGGTTTTCAAATTGCAGATCTTTATGGACAATATTCAATCGAGTTTAATTCATCAACATTAAAGCTTTCTAGTGGATTGAATCTTGTTGAAAAAGCATTAGTCACAACTGGATTGGTAGCAGACTGGCAATTTTATAGTGTTTCAAACGGAGTAGTCTCCTCTAGTGTGCAGTCTTGGACTATTGGTCAATTTGTTAGTAATTTATCTGCTACAACTGAAACAAATTATGATGTCTTCAATGATCCTTATGACAAATATGTTCTAAAGATTATTCCCGCTTTAACAGGAAATCCATCAATTTATGTTGATAATTTAAGCATTGATGTTGATTTAGATTCTGTAATTTCAATTAGAGTAAAAGCTAAACCAAAGTCAAAAGTATTAAGTCTTGGAAAAATAAAAGCTTATTGGGCTTATGATGGAGGTATTTTCAATATAAGTGCTGAGACAGCTTTGCATTCGTCTGATGATTATATTCAATACAAGATTGAGCCTATTTGGAAAGGTACTGTTGGAAGGCTGCAAATAGAATTTGTAGATCTTCCTGAAAATGCTGATAGACCTGACGAGATTATTATTGACTTAATTCAAATTCAATCGATTGAAGATGTTTTTGATATCAATAATAAACTTTCAAGAATAAGATGGATAGTTGAAGACCGTGATATAAAAATTTACTTGGGTCAACAAAAAAATCCATTTTTAGAAAAGAAAAACTTTATTTCTCTTGACACATACAGCTCTAAGTATTTAGATTCAACAGCAAATAGCTTTGATTACGACCATCCATTTATACAATTTGGAAAAATTGATAACAATGCTGGAGATTCATTGGTTGGCTACTCAGGAGTTTCATTTATTATAGGTGAAATTTATGTCCCAACAAATTGTAAAGTTGTTGATTTCAATCAGTCTGTAAAACTTCCTTCAACTGGTGGTGTTAGGTTATTTACTTATCACGATGGAACATTATATTGTGCTACAGATGGTTTTATAAGCGACAAAATTTCAGAAAATCCTGACGACAGACAAAGCAAGATTTTCTATTACAAATCAGATTCAGAAAGTTGGTACCTAGAAGACATCAATTTTGCAAGAAAAAAGATTTTTGACAATGCTGGTAATTATAATCTGTATGGCGTTATCAGGCCGTTGACAGCAATTAGTTATAAAGGCAAATTGTTCTTGAGCGGACACTACGGAAATATCAACCCATAATGAGTGAAAATTTGAGAAATACATTTATAGCTTTCAGTGGCGCTAGTCCTGGAATATCTACAAGCTTGACCAATCTATCATATACTTCTTTTGATGGTAAAAGAATTTATTTAAACTTTGAAGATATAGATAGCACAGGACTAGAGCCTGCTACTGGTTTGGAATTAAGATTTTCCGTAAGTAAAAATTTTGGAGCTATTGCAACTACAATCACCCCATCATCAACTTTTGTTGATGCCAGTTCACCGAAGACATTACAATTAATTTTATCAGATGCAAACAGAATTGTAGATTCTTCGTATAATGGAAGTGGAGTAGCTTTAACTGCACAAACAGTCTTTGTATCTTACAATGCTACTGGTTTTGGCAGCACAGTCGCAAAATTATCCGACAACGATACACAAAAATCATTTGTATCATCATTTACAGGCGTTGGTATTTCAAATCTTACCAAAGAAGCCAACCCTCCTGTATACAATTATTCAACTACAAGTACAGACGGAACAAAAGTTTACGTTTATTACACAGAAGCTACTCCACCCCTTCTTCCAACTTCAAGCATAAGTGGTTTTGCGGTTAGCCAAAATGGTTCTGGAATTGCAATTTCAAACGCATATGTTTTGGACCCTACAAGCGCTACAAACGGTAAAGTCTTAGTTCTTGACTTAAATTCAAGATTGGGTGTAAATGATGGAACAAATCCAGTCACTCTTACATACACTCAACCAGTATCTGATTTTTTCAAAATTAAAGATAGCACTGGTACAGGCCTAACTTACGCTGTTTCATTTGCTGGAAGTGCAGTAACTAATCTTACAAGCACTACTTTTTTACCGAGAATTACTCAAGCATACACAGGTACTGGTGTTTCTGGAAATATTGTTTATGTGAGAATGTCAACAACTACAACTCCAGCATCACCCACTGGATTTGGAGTTTCGTACTCTAGTGTAGCAAAAACTATATCTAGTGTTGGTGCAACTGCTTTATTGTATGCTGGGATTGCAACAACTCTTTATTCGCTGATAATGTCTTCATATTTTGGCCCTGAAGATATTGTGTCTGTAAGTTATAACCAGCCTGTATCTAATTTTATAACTGATAGAACTTCAAATGCCAATAAAGTTGCAACACTTTCTAGTCCTATCATAGCAGTCAATAATTTGACTGACACAACTGCTCCAACTTTAGATACATCAAATAGTTATATAGATAAAGATGGGCAAGATATTTATTTAAAATTTACAGAAAATAGATCTAGACCTATGCTTCCTTCAACAGGCATCGAAACATTTTTTGTGTCTATCAATGGTCAATTCACTCCTATAAAATCAGCAGTTGGTTTGGGAGTTACATTTGCCACAGATGTAAAATTATCTCTTTACAATAAAATTGATTATAACAGTATAGTCAAAGTTGGTTATAGTGGGGATGGCGGAGCTGCAGCATTACGAGATAGCTCAAGTAATTATGTTGCAAATTTTGAACCGCTTATAATATCAAATTATGGGGTATGATAATAACGGATTTTTCGATCCAAAGTATTGGAACGAAGCTCTCAACAATGGTACTTCGATAGGTTATGAAATTGAAGATGAAACTACGGATGTATTTGTTAAATCCGAATTTTATCCCAATGCAAGCGTAATTTATGATACTGTCCCACCAAAAGGCATATTAATACTTAACAGAAAGTCAAATGATGTAGATCCAGGAATTAAAGTGCATTATTTTTCTGGCACTGGATATTCTTCTATAACTACCGAATACACTGACACAACTACATCTTATTCATTTTCTAAAACTATAAATGCATTTAAGATTGTTTCCGATAAAGCACAAAATATTTCAACAATATTTTTGAAACTCAAAAAAACTGGAAGCATTGTAAATCTTGGCGACAGAATTAATGTTGCTTTATATACTCATGATTCCACAAATGATGCTCCTTCTGCATCGCTTGGCAGTTTTTCATCAATACAATTTGATGATTTGACTACTTCTTTTGATTCATATTCCTTTACAAATACTGGAATTACTTTAACAGCAGATACAACTTACTGGATTCATATAACATTAGACAACTTACCTATAGCCGTTGTTGGGCAGGCTACTATAGATATTGCTAATTTCACAAATACATCTTCTGAATTTGCATATTATGACTCTACAAATACAACTTGGATTAGAATAGCAAATACTTCACCATATTATAAAATTACAGCATTCAATACAGCATCAGCGGAATTGTCTTCTAAAGATTATTTACTTGATTTATTTGAAATTCCACTTAAAGAAGTATCTGTTTATGGCGGAAGTTCTGATCTTTCAAAATTTGAAGTTATTGGCAATGATCAATCAAATTACATCTATAAAAAGTTTGATCCAGTTTATGAAGATCTAACTAACTCTACAAACAATATTTATCCAACTGTTACAAATTTAATTGTTGGTGCAACTGCTAAGAATACCAAGACTTATATCCTGCAAGTAAAAAAAACCAAAACATCTGACTGGGAAGATATTGTTGAAAATATTGCAGATTCAGAAACAACAGATTATTTAAACTTTACTTTTACAACACCACTTTCTTTGTATGCTGCCCGTATTGCATATCAGGGAGATTATTTTACGATTGATCAACGTGGGGACATAACTATTGCTGCTTATGATCAATTTTCAGATGTAGTATCAGCACAAATATCAAGATTCTCAGATTTTAGAGATGCAACATCTTTTCCAAATGCAGATGCAAAAGGATTCATAGATTTTTCTGCTGGTGAAACTACCTTTACAAATATTGATCTTACTAATGCAGCATATTTGTGGTCCAAAAAAACAGGAAATGCTTCTTCTGAAATTACAGCAGTTGCAACATTCAATGACAAAGTTCTTATTGCAGCAAATCACAAAATGTTCGTTTATAAAGACGGTGCTATATATGAAATTCTCAATGAATCACTTGTAAACGAAAAATATCAAATTACTTGTATTCATGTTTACAATGGAAGAGCTTACGCTGGAACAAACTATGGACTTGTTTTCACATCTTTTAATGGAGAGTTTTGGAGTGTATTAAATGCCAAAGATCCTTTGTCAACAACCAATTATAAATTACTAAAGCCTATTGTTTCTATAACATCATTGGGAAATAATTTATTCCTTGGATCAACTAAAGGCTCTACAAGTATATGCTCAGTTTATCAGTACAATGGTAAATCCATAACAGAAATCAAGACATTTTCATATGACCAAGTATCTGCATTAACGGCTAAAGATTTCACTTTGTATGTAGGTGTTGGTGGAGATTATGGAAGTGCAGCGTCTGCAGTTTATAAATATTACAATTCTGAATGGGTACAAACATTATCCTCAAACTTTGACAATGTTGAGTATCTTGCAAAATCAATTACAAGAAATTCAGTTGTAGCAGGATTTAGAGGAGGCCAAATTTGGGAGCTATCGTTTACAAATGCAACAGCTAATTCTTGGTCTAAACTTTATGACACTTATGCTGACCATATTCATTATATTTATGATGACCCAAATGGCAACTATATTTTTATTAGCGCTGATAATGGAACTTATGGATATTTTAAGTCAATAAATGGTTTTAAAAAAATAGTTTCATATTCTTATGATACAAATCAACTAAACTCTACTTGGAGATCTTACACTGGATCTGGTATTACTTGGACAGATTTAGGAGACATTGAAAGCTACAATTTTGTTGCATATAGAGGTCAAACTCAAGCAATAAATTACACAGGAGCTATTGGAAGTTCATTTATCCCTCCAACAGGTTTTACAAATAGTTCTGTTTCATTTGAAGGGGCAGTGTTAGCTTCAAAAGATGGCGCATTATCATTTAGAATTGATAGTAGTGTTGGGTATAATTTATTTGTTAATGATACTCTACAAATAAGTAATTATAATCAATCTACAAATTTAACGACTCTTTATTCAACAAACGCTTTTAATACAACAGAAGGCGATTTACTCAAGATAAAGCTTCAAACTACTAATAATGTTGGGTCTGGAACTACTTTTAAATTATTGTGGCAAAAAGCAGCTGGAGAAACATTTGAAGCAATTCCATCTTCGCAATTCTATGGCTCAAGTAAAATAAAATCTGTCACTGCAATTGGAAATACATTCTACGGTGCTGGAATGGATGGTAGTGTTTATGAATTTACTACAACTCCATATGAAAACAACAGTAGATATATTTATGCTAGATTCAAGGATGAAGCAGGCAACATTCAAGGCGTAGCTCTTCCAGCTCATGCTTCTGGATTTCCATTAGTAAGTGACAGAATGATACAGGTGGCAAATACAGCAAATAACACAAGTTCATTTATTCAATACACCAACACTACTATTGTCTCAAATTCAAATACAACAATCAATCCTGTGACTGGAAATACTCAGAACAACCAGAATAATAATCCAACACAGGGTCAAACAAATGCAAATACTACACCCACAACAACGACAAATACTAATTCTAATAACCAGAATTTATCTACGACTAATAATTCAGGCGTTATCTATCAAATTCAAAAGAATGCTGACAACTCGCTATCTAGGAAGGGGATTTATGTTCCCCCTTCAAGAACTTACCCAGTTTACGCTCCTGACCGTAAAATCAGAGAGTATGGAATTTATGAAGTTCAGCCAATTTATGTTCCAACACTTATTACGTGGACACAGATTGTTGCCTTAATTTTAAATAAATATCCATCAAGCCCAGATTCTTCATTAGATAACGGCACACAAGTTAATATTTATGTAAAAACTGGCAATACAAGAGCAGAATGTATTGCTGCATCATACGGAGATCCTCAGTCATTGTCCACAATCAATGACAGTCTTGCACAAACAACTACACAATCACTGTCAGTAGATTTATCTGCATATTCAGGAAAATGGTTGCAATACAAAGTAGAGTTGATAACTGCTACTCCAAATGTCACTCCAGAATTGCTGTCTTTGACTATTTCTTACACTTCATCAACAGGCAGCTATTTCTTCACAAGAATGTTTGATACATCTAATTATGACACTGATGCTCCAATGATTAAAAGAGGATTATTATCCTCTAACGAATTAAAAAACAATGGTAGCATCGTGTACGGATACACAACTTCTGATGACACTAATGAAACATTTAATTTTGCTAACTACACAGTAATTTCGCCTAATCAAACATTCGAATTATCAGAAGCATCAAGCAAAATTAGATTTGGAATTTTTCTTACAAGTGTAGGAACAACTCCATCTATGGTCTATGATTTTGCCGTACAACTTGATATAGGAGATGCTAGCATCAAATTCAATCCAAGTTTATAGACAATATGGCTAATCGTACATCAATTTACAAGTTTTTATATTCATCGTTTGGCGATATTTGGTATCCAGGTTATGACTATGAAAATATGCTTACAGCTGAAACCAATTTTTCAGGCATATACTCTTTCTTTGGGCCTGGAATCATCAATGGGTGGAATGTAACAAAGTTAGAAGATAGTAGAGCTGATCAAATTTTGCTTCTTGATGGATACAATTCTAGTGCATCAAGCGAATATGGTCAAAAACTTGCTTTATTGAATCTTAATTTTTCTATAACTTGTTTAGCAGCTACAACTACAAATATTACTTTATCCAATACTCAAACAATAGATGGTATTTCTGTAGTAGTTGGTGATTTGGTATTAGTGAAAAATCAATCCACATCTTCTCAAAATGGCGTTTATACTGTCGCCTCTGGCTCATGGACTAGACATTCTTTACTTAATTCTTCTTCAGATTATTCTGATAACTTTGTTGTTTATGTAAGTTCAGGCACAGTAAATCAAAAAACTTTATGGATTGGCAGTGTTGCATCGTCAAACTTTACATTAGATACAAGTAATTTATATTTTGAAAATGCTTTCAAACAGTGCATAAAAGTTAGCACAGGCGATGGCATCATTGATAAATATGCAGCAAAGACAGAAAAACCATATTACTTTAGGCAAACAATTGGTAATATTTTTTATGTCTGGGCTGAGTCTGGAATATCTACTTTATCTGATGAAGTATGTAATATTACTTGCCCATTAATTCCTGATGCTAAATACAACACATATTCGAATGCAGTCTATCTTGCAACTGTAATTTATAAAGCAGACCAAACATATACTGATTATAATGTTATTTCAGAAATAATATATGAAGAAAGAAGAAATCAAATAAATGAATCTTCAGGAGAATTTCAAAGACAACTTCAACTTTCATACCTCAAACACAAACATTTGGGAGAAATTAATTCAGCTTCCAAAATAGATTTAGGAAATTATCTAGTCTTGTTTGCATCAAATAATGATGGAAGTCTTTCTTATGACAATACCAATATTTTTGTACTCAAGAAGTCTGATGGATCAATTTTTAACGAATCTTTGACAAGATACGGTACTCCTGTTGTAAAACTCGATGGAACTATACTTTCTACTTCAGATTATTCAATAAGTGAAACAAATAAATTATATTTATATCAAAATATAAAGGCAACTTCTAAAATAGAAGTATATTTGCCATATTCTACTGACAAAACTCTTTTTGCTATAGATGTCAATCAAGCTTTGCTTTCAAGTTCATTAGTCTTTGAAAGTTATATAAGTTTGACAGATGGCACGATTTATCAATTTACTGACGCTCTTGGAGTTACTACAGATAAGTACAATTATTTTTCTTGGACAGATTTTCAATATAATGATGCAAAAGTTTATTTGTCAGAAAATCTTATTGAACCAGTAAATTATGAAATCAATCCGTATTCTGGAACAATACTCCTCAAGAGTTCAATACCTAACTATGATAACTTCACATTTTCAGATTTAAGAGTAATTATTATCTCTCGCAAAGAAGAAATTAGAAATTCACTTTCAAATGATTTTATCAATAGTTTATCTGCAGACAGTATATCAACTGGTAAAATATCACTCAATAACTTAAGAATAAACCATTTTAGCGAGAATAGATATAAAGAAACTTTGACTTTCGTTCCTGATAAATTCTTAGTAACAGGTATCGGAAAATCATACTTATATCCTCAGAATACAAATTCGTCCATTCAATACAATGATAGTTTATGCTTCTTCTATAAAAGTGCAAATATTTTTTCTAGTTTAAATTTAATTTATGTTGCTTCTTCTAGGGGTTTGTTTCAATTTAATATCAATAGCAACACAGCACAAACTACAAACTGGCAAAATGATTTTGGAAAAATATTATCACTACAAGACAATATAATTTATCCGACAAATGAAAATTATTTTAAGAAAGTTTATGCATCAACAACTTTAGGGAAAGTTTATTATAAAGATACTGAGGATGTATGGTCTGAATTAAAACTTCCTATAACAGAAAGCGGAATAGCAAAAACCATAAGTGCTTTTAAGATTTCTTCTGATAAAACTGCAGACGGATCTTATCAAACTTATCAATATGGTTTGACAAACGATAAAGTTTATTACAGTATCATTCCAGACAATACAGCTTATCAAAATTGGAATTGGAGTGAAATTTCAAGTTTTTATAATAGCTCAGGTACTGCAATAACTAATATCTATAATCTTTCTGGAATTGAAGAAATATCTGTTCAAAAAACTACTTTTGTTGAAAATGCTGAAGATGATGTCACTATTCAAAGAGCGTTATACATTGGAGCAATAGGTACAAGCACTAAAGGACTTTACTACGGAGACTTTAGCCAATTATTACAAATATTTGACGAGCCAGTAAAGGGAATTTATTGGATTCAAGATGGCACTTACAAAAATAATATTATCTGGTGGAATGATTATCAAGCATTTATAACTCACACTGCAAAGTATATTGAAGATGCTACAGGTAAGTATTGGTCTCTTCCATTCTCGCAACCTACTACTTCTTTTAGTAATGCTTTATGTGCTACTACTGGGGATATCTCACTAACAGGAACACAAATAATTGATGGTGTATCTGTAAGTGCTGGTAATATTGTTTTAGTTAAGAACCAAACAACTAAATCAGAGAATGGAATTTATGTTGCATCTGCTGGAAGTTGGACAAGATCAACTGAATTAGATGTCAACGCTGAATTCATCAATTGGAAAACTGTTTACGTCTTAAGCGGAACAATTAATGCTGATAGCTCTTGGCACCTTGTAGTTGAAGATGCGTTTAATTTTGGAACTTCTGATGTTGTATGGGAAGTTCAGAGACTTAAGATATATCAAAATTCAACTCCTACTGGGGCTGGTTCTAGTAATATCATTAATTGCGTAGTTCAAAGAAATTCAACTACATTTCCAACTGATTATTTAGTTGGTCATTCAAATGGAATTGCAAGACTACAAGAAACATCTTTTGGATCTACAACAGCATATACTGAATTATTTTGGGAACCTGTCTTCCAAGGATCAGTAAATGCTCTTTATAGTTATGATGATACTTCAAATTATGGAAAATTATATGCTGGAACAAACAACGGCATTTTCATTAGCACAGAACTTCTTTGGCAAGATGTAAATATTTCAAACACTCTTTCTCTTGATTATCGATGGAAAAGAGCCAATGATACATTTAGCGAAAATGATACAGAGTTTGCAGTTTTTGATAAAGAATATAATCAAATAACTAGCTTTTCCTTAAATTATCCTTATCAAATGGTATCAATTGGAACTTCATATGTGCCTGGTAATCAGCTATTCTATGAAAGAAGTTTCAATACTTTCACAACAAATCCTTGGAATAATACACAAACTGATAGCACAAGAATAATTACTTATATCAACAATGAACCAAGTACAATTCCATTTTATTCCAATGCGTCTGAAGGCAAAATAACATTTACCCAATCAGTACTTAAAAAAGATATTGATAATGTAAAATTGTCTGTAGTTCATGATTTTCCAACAATATCGGATGCTGGAACAAAACCTCATTCTTCAACATTTGTTCCACTATATAAAACAAAAAAACCTATTGCATTACTAGCTAGAGCAAACTCAAATACAGACACTAAAATATATGTCAATCAAGATATAGAAAATTATTCTCTGATAGAATTGAAGAATGGCAATAATTATGAAATTGCCATAATAAAATCAATTGATAATACTTCTTTTCCTTCAGAAATCTCATTATCTGTAGCAAGACTTACAAGCACTACTACATTTGATGTTGGTACAGAAGTATATGGTATTAAAAATGAGATTGTTTCTGGATTGGAAGATGATCTTTATCTTGCAATTTCAAATCAGACATACAACTTGGCATCTGAAAATAATTCCAATATTCAAGAGTTAGCAAGAAAAATCAAATCAATAAATTCAACTATATTTGACTTTACTGCGCCATTTATATCACAAACAGATACAAGAGGACTTAAGAACACTTTATTAATTAATAATTTCTCAAGTAATGCTAGTTTTGATAGTTTAAATTCATCATTCAAAAACAGAACAGAATTAATTCCAACAGTAAATGATTTTGAAAGTGATCCAATCCAAGTCAAGGGAATTATTGGCTTGACAAAAGATGGCACAGGTACAAGAATAATTACTGAAAAGGGTGTTTGGAAATATACTGGATACTGGGAGCTTGAAAGCACATTAGACAGTGCTTTTGATACCAGTTATATTTCATATAATCCGAATCTTGAAATAATTGTTGGCGCTTCTAATGGGCTTTGGAAGTTTGACACAACTTGGCAAAAACAAACTTCATCAGCAAGACAAAATGCATATCTCACTGGTTTCTGGAATGGTTCTTTATTTGAAGCATTTGCAACTAGTGATGGATTAAGTATTAAGCTTGGTTCTACTACTTTCCTATCTGACTTCCTAAAACTTACTTCGAATAATGTAAATGGACTTTTCAAAGGTACGTATACAAAGAATAGTGCTGGAACTGTATCTGAATTTGAAAGTTTACACGCAGCAGGAGACGATGGATATTATGTTATGACAAATAGCACACAATATTCAACATTCTCTTCATTCCTTGTTCCGAGAAAAATGTTCAATGCTGGAAATCCTGAAGGCGTAAACAAATTCTATAAATCTTTTCAAGCATATAGCGTTCCTTCACTTACAACAAAATCAGAATATGCAAATCCATTATTTATTCTTACTAATGATGGTATTTTAAAAGTAAGAAATTGGAAATATTCTTATCCAGATGATTTAAATTCTTCTGACTTCATTGTTGAGAGCAGATTTTTGAGAGGACTACATTGTTTCTCTTATGCAATTGACACTGAAGCCGCTATTGGATCTACTCCTGGCAAATCTAAAATTTACATCGGAACAAATGATGGAGTTTACAGATCTTTTGATGAGGGAAATTCTTTTGAAAGATCAGACTACATTGGTACACTTCCAACTTGT